TACACCTGCTTGCTTTTATTGTGCTATGCTATCCACACGCTTTTGCAAGTGACCCCTTATTTCCGTAAGTATATGGATTTTTTTAGTTATATGGAGTTATCACGTTTACGTTCTCATTTTGAAAATTGTATTGCTTCTGCTGAATATTGTACTAACTATTATAGTATTTATCAGTTACGACATATTAATGGTAATTATATTTATGGCTCTGATTCTGAATATTCTCGTTTCCGAGTTTCTGAGCAAATCCGTTTTATGCGTTCTATTAAACATCGTGACCAAATCGCTTTATTAAATATTAATTCTAATTTGTAAAATTATGGCTAATCGTTCTAACATTATGGGTTTGCATGGCTTAAAAAATAAGCCTTCTCGCAATTCCTTTGACCTTTCACACCGTAATATGTTTACGGCTAAGGTTGGTGAACTCTTGCCTTGTTTTGTCCAGGAGCTTAACCCTGGTGATTCTGTTAAGGTAACTAGTTCTTATTTTACTCGTACTGCTCCTTTGCAGACAAATGCGTTTACACGTCTTCGTGAAAACGTTCAGTTTTTCTTTGTTCCTTACTCTGCGCTCTGGAAGTATTTTGATTCTCAGGTATTGAACATGACTAAAAATGCCAACGGCGGTGATATTTCTCGCATTGCATCTAGTCTTGTCGATTCTCAAAAGGTAACAACTCAAATGCCTTGTGTTAATTACAAGTCACTCCACGCTTATCTTTTGAAGCTTATTAATCGTACTCCTGTTGTGGCTAATGGTAATCAGTTTATTCGTGGCTGTTATCGCCACGCTGAGTCTGCTAAACTTCTCCAATTGCTTGGTTACGGTAATTTTCCTGAGCAATTTGCTAATTTTAAGGCTAATAATGATAGCAATAATTTGGCGGGTTTGAATTTTAAGGATATTACATATAATAATAGTCCTTATCTTTCCATTTTCCGTCTTTTGGCTTATCATAAGATATGTAATGACCATTATTTATATAGACAGTGGCAGCCTTATAATGCGTCTTTGTGTAATGTTGATTACCTTACCCCTAGTAGTTCATCTTTGCTTAATATTGATGATGCGTTGTTGTCTATTCCCGATAATAACGTTAAGGCTGATAAGATGAATTTGTTGGATATGCGTTTTTCGAATTTACCTTTAGATTATTTTTCAGGTGTGCTTCCTACTAGTCAATTTGGTTCTGAAAGTGTAGTCAATCTTGGTCTTGATGTTTCTAGTCTCAAGGCTAGTGTGCATGGGTCAACAGCTACAGATAATGATACTTGGCGTGAAAATTCAGTTACATTCCCTACTGCTGGTGCTACTGTTAAGACTGGTAGCGAACCTCATCTGTATACTGATAATGGTCCTTTACATCATACTCATGGTGTTAATTTAAATGTTAAGTTTCATTCTGATAATGTTTCTCCTTCTCTTTCTATTATTGCTTTGCGGAATGCTTTAGCTGCTCAGAAGTATAAGGAGATTCAACTCGCGAATGATGTTGATTTTCAGTCTCAAATTGAAGCCCATTTTGGTATAAAGCCTTCTGATAAAGATGAAAATTCATTGTTTATTGGTGGCTCTAGTAGTATGATTAATATCAATGAGCAAATTAACCAAAATCTTTCTGGTGATAATAAGGCTACATATGGCGCTGCTCCTCAAGGTAATGGTTCTGCTTCTATCAAGTTTACCGCTAAAACTTATGGCGTGGTTATTGGTATTTATCGCTGTACTCCGGTACTTGATTTTGCTCATATCGGTATTGACCGTACTTTGTTAAAGACTGATGCAAGTGACTTCGTTATTCCTGAATTGGATAGTATCGGTATGCAGCAGACTTTCCGTTGTGAGGTTGCTGCACCTGCTCCTTATAATGATGAGTTCCCTGCTTTTCGTGTTGAAGATGGCTCTAACCCAGATATGTCCGAAACATATGGTTATGCTCCTCGTTATTCCGAGTTCAAGACTTCTTATGACCGTTATAATGGTGCTTTCTGTCATTCTTTAAAGTCTTGGGTTACAGGTATTAATTTTGCTGCCATTAATGATAATATTGCAAATACTTGGGGTGCTATCAATGCTCCTAATATTTTTGCTTGTCGTCCGGATATTGTTAAAAACCTCTTTGTGGTTTCTTCAACGAATAATTCTGACGATGACCAGCTTTATGTTGGTATGGTCAATATGTGTTATGCGACACGTAATCTTAGTCGTTTTGGTTTACCTTATTCAAATTAATTGTTATGGATATTAGTTTAAGTGACGTTTTGCAATATGTTCATCCTATTGGTGAGGAATTGCAACACCAGACAGTCGATAAGGATACTGTTTGTTTACATTCTGACGTGTATATTCTCACTCGTCTAAGTGATTTGAAACTTTCCCAGAATATGGTTGATATTATTACCAACCGTCTTCAGGAAGTTAAGGATACTATGCCTGATAATCTTCGTCAGTCTTTCGATAAATTGAATGATTTTGAGAAGATGGATTTGACTGATTCCCGTTATCAGCAATGGTTGAGTGATAGGGTTGAAAAGACTAAGGATTTTATGTCTCAGTTGGATTCTGAGGTTAAAAAGGCTAAGGATTCTGAGGATATGGAAAAACTCAAAAAGGCTAATATGGCTTTACGTGATTTTGTCCTTCGTCTTGGTTCACCTGATGATTCTCATTCTAGTGAGTAGTTTCTTTTCAGTATTTTTCAGTATAAGTTTTTTACTTATACTGAATTATACTGAATTTCAGTATTTTTCAGTATAGATTTTTTACTATGTTACATATTCGATTTTTAGATATTCCTCATTGCGTTTGTCGTTCTTCTCTCGGTGCTGGTCTTATTGCTGGTGCTGGTTCTCTTATTGGTGGCTTGTTTAGTTCTAGCGGTTCAAAAAAAGCTGCTAAGTATCAGTTGCAAGCTGTTCGTGAGACTAACCAAGCAAATAGAGATATTGCCGAACAAAATAATAAGTTTAATGAGCGTATGTGGAATTTGCAAAATGAGTACAATACGCCACAGATGCAACGTGCTCGTTTGGAAGCTGCTGGTCTTAATCCTTATCTTATGATGGACGGTGGTAGTGCTGGTATTGCTGAGAGTGCACCCACTGCTGATACGTCAGGCACTCAGGTAGCTCCTGATATTGGCAGTACTATTGCTGGTGGTTATCAAGCTTTTGGCAGTAGTATTTCTACTGCTGCTAGCCAAATCGCCCAGATGTCTTATCAGAATGATTTGCAACAGGCTAATGTTGATAAGACTAAAGCAGAAGCACACAATGTTGATTTGCAAAATCAGTATGATTCACTACGTAACGAATTTGCAGCTGCTAATTTTTTAGTCAATTTACGTCTTAAACAAAAACAAGGTGATATTTCTGAGTATGAAGCTAATTATTTGCGTGATTCCATGGAAGACCGTTTGCAGTCTGCTCATTTTGATTGGCAGCTTAAAGGCAATCAATCAGCTTATTATGAGAATTTGGCTGGTCTTACTGATATTCAGCGTCAGATTCAGAAAGTAAATTTGGATTGGTTACCTCGTGAAAAGGCTGCTGGTCTTGCTGCTACTTTGCAGAATGTCCGTACCATGGCTAGTCAGATGAAATTGAATTTTGCTCAAGCTAAAAATGCTTATGCCATGGCTGCTTTGAATTATGCTCATGAAAATGGTATTCGTATAAATAACAAATTACAAGATTCTATTTTTGATTTGTCTGTTGGTATGGCTGAAAATCAGTATCTTAAAGGTTATGCTGAACAAGACCAATATCGTAGAGGTCTTAATCTTTCTGTACCTCAGTATGGTGCTGCTATTGTTTCTCAGAAATCTTCACCTACTCCAAAACCTCCTCGAAAAGCTAAAAAATATAATTAATAATAATAATATTTACTATTATTCGTTATTATAGTATGGATTTATTAGATACAAGTTTTTTAGGTTTTGCGGTTATGTTGTTATTTACACTTATTCCGCTTTTATTTGTTTTGGCTCTTATTGCTGCTGCTATACGTTGGTTATGGTATCATGCTAAAGATTAATATTTGCGCGCGTGCGATTTACGTACGTGCGCATTTATTTTATATTTATGTGCGAGTTTCCAGGACAGGAAACGACAACCCAGCCACTAATTACTTATTCCGTTAGGCTTCAATACTTATGAAAAACACTAGCCTTTTGGTTCTTTTGGGCAATGCCAAAAGGAGCGTAAACGCGCTCGGTTCCGCGCGCTAGGCGGAACTCAGGTTATAGGGCTGAAAGCCCTAATCGCCAGTTATCGTTAGTTCTCTGAGCGCAACATAATAGACGTCACGACATTAGAAAATTCTGCGTAGGCAAATTTTCCATGTCGTGACGTTTATTATGTTGTGCGCCCAGCGAAGCAGAAAAAGGACAATAATTTTGTCGTTTGAATTGCGACGTAGGAGCTTTTCAAACGTCAAAATTATGTTCTTTTTCACATTTTCGTTGGTCGAACACTCAAGCTGGCTAGGCTGGCGAAGCCAGCAAAAATGCAAAGTCGGGTAAATTTCCCCGACTTCTCCACTCTCTTGTTCTCAAATGGCAAAAGTGACACCGCTAAAATTATGCGGTGGTAGTTTATGCACTTTTGTGCTATTCTGCTACTTCTGAGGTTACATTTCACGTGAAACATTGTGAAATTAAATAAAAAATCGTTATCATAATACCTGTTAGAATTAAAAAGAGGAAAGTAAAAAAAGGAGGAAATATTCCGTTGTCAGCCACTCATGATTTCATTCCGATATTTTTCATTTTCTTCATTTCAAAACCTTCTTGATAAAAGAAAACTAAAAAGAGATCAGATAAATTTACCATCCCTAGGAAGCCAACATCAAGATAAAGATTAGTAGAAAACAGAAAAACGTCAATCAAAAGATCAGAATTTTTCTAAGGATTAGAGTTAAAGATCGTGATCAGACGCAAGTTTATGAAAAGTTTTAGTACCTTTGCAAATTGACTTCGGTCAACATATGCATAAACCGATGAAAACAATTAAAAAACTTAGCAGATGGCTGTATCAGAAGATAGAAAATTTACGAAAGAACAAGTCTATAACTTACTTGAAGGAGCAAAGGGAAAGACGCTTGGTGAGGTTGACAAATCCCACCAGTTTGCTCGTACCTTAGAAAGTAAAAAGATTACAGGTATCGCTGGAGACGTGATAGAACAATCTGTTTTCGGTTACAAAAAAGACAGTAAACAGGAATGTGATATTGAGATTGATGGCGTTCTTACGGAAGTTAAGACCACCGGAGTACGTGTACCCAAGAGAGACCAAAAGAATGCTAATGGAAAGACTGGTGAAGCTTATAATGTTTATCTAGGTGCAAAGGAAGGTATCAGTATTACACATGTAACCTTTGAACCGCCGATTCAGACAGACTTCGACACATCTCATTTTTGGGAAAAAACAGAACGGCTTTTAATCATCTTCTATGAATATAAATCATACGAAGTTGTGCCTGCTTCCGGCTATGCTAAGTTCCCTATTGTTGACTACTGCTATAATTCTTTCTCGCAAGAAGAAAAAGACAAATTACAAAATGACTGGGAGATTGTCAGTAGCCACCTGCAACAGGTTTATCATGATTATCAGGATGCAGAAAAGCGTAACGAACAGTTGGTTGGTTTTACTCACCTTCTTCGTCCAAATCTCTTGCTGATAGAATTAGTACCAGGATTCAAGCGCACGGCAACAGGCTCTTACCAAAAGCCCCGATATAGATTGAAACAAACTTTTGTTGATTACATCGTACGAGGACATTTTGACAAAAGCAGAGCAAAGAATGAAATCGTACTGAAAGAATCTTTTTCAAGTTTCGCCCAGCTGGATGCCCGTTGCCATGCACTTACATTAAAGTATAAGGGTAAGACTCTGCCTGAGTTAAGAGAAATGCTCGGAATAGATGCTAAGGTCAAGGATATTTCAGCTAAATGCGTTATCCGTATGTTCGGAACTGATTGCAATAGGTTAAATCAGATTTCAGACTTCAACAAAGCTGGTATCATAGCGAAGACCATCACGATTACGCCCCAAGGTGGAAGAACAGAGGATATGAAACTCAAGCACATCGACTTTGAAGAATGGGCAGATAGAGATGCAGACTTTGAAGATTCAGATGTTTACGATTACTTCTGTGAGCACAGCTTCCTCTGCCCTATCTTCTGTGAGCATGATAGTAAAGACCCGAGCAAGACCGTTTTTGAAGGTTTTAAACGCTTTGCATTTGATGAAGATTTCATAGAAAATGAAGTTCGACGCACTTGGGAAGATTCCAGAAACCTGATTCATAGGAATGAGTTGGAATGGGAATACGTTTATGACAAAAAAGGTAATAAACGTATGAATAATAGCGGTTCCTATATGGGAGCCCCAAACTTCCCTAAGAGTTCTGAATATAATGTTTTCTTCCGAGGAGGAGCTGATATTTCGACAGAGAAAACAAGAACAGAAAGTGTGAATGGCATTAGAATGCTACCGCAGTTTTTCTGGCTCAAGGGTTCATATATTGCTAAAAAATTACAAGAAATTCCATACATATAAATATGTCTAAAAATACAATAAAGGTAGTAGAACTATTCGCAGGCGTAGGAGGTTTCCGCATAGGTTTAGAGGGAGCTTCAGATGCCTATGAAACCATTTGGAACAACCAATGGGAACCATCAACCAAACACCAAGATGCTTCACTCGTATATAGAGCACGCTTTGGTTCAAAGGGTCATAGCAACCAAGATATTAATACAGTACCAACAGCTGATATTCCTGATCATGACTTGTTGGTAGGCGGCTTCCCATGTCAAGATTATTCTGTAGCTTCAACTCTTAGCCGTTCTGGTGGAATTGAGGGTAAGAAGGGTGTGCTTTGGTGGCAAATCTATCGCATCTTAAACGAGAAGGGAGATAATCGTCCAAGCTATATATTCTTTGAGAATGTTGACCGTTTGCTCGGTTCGCCAGCCAAGCAACGTGGACGTGATTTTGCAATCATCCTTGCTTCACTCGCAGATTTAGGCTATACGGTAGAATGGCGAGTAATCAACGCAGCAGAATACGGAATGCCTCAGCGCAGACGCCGTACTTATATTGTCGGTTACCGCGAGAATTCAAATGTTTCAAGACAAGTACAAGAGTTGAAGGATTGGGTGCTTTATGAAGGCGTACTAGCAAAGGCTTTTCCTTTCAAACCGAAGGATAAAACCCTCTCTGAATTTGAGATTAAAGGAACTATTAAGGAGGTTTCGGATAATTTCAACAAAGAAGGAAAAGACAGTCCATTTGGAAATGCCGGTATCATGCGCAACCGTTGTGTATATTCGGTAGATGCAGAGGCGGTTTATGATGGTCCTGTTATGACACTTGGCGGCAATATCGTTGATGAGTCCCTGGTACCAGAGGAGTTCTTTATTCCGCAAGATGAAGTTGCAAGATGGGAATACGAAAAGGGTGCAAAGAAAATAGAACGCACTACCAAGGAAGGTTTCAAGTATCTTTTCTCTGAGGGCGGAATGGCCTTCCCTGATTCCCTGGATAAGCCTTCACGTACAATCATTACAGGTGAAGGAGGTGCTGGTGCATCACGCTTCAAACATGTCATCAAGACTGCATCGGGGCGCTATCGCCGACTGATACCTATAGAATTGGAGCGTCTGAATATGTTCCCAGATAACCACACCTTGCATCCCGATGTTACGGATGCTCGTCGGGCCTTTCTGATGGGAAATGCTTTGGTGTGCGGAATCGTGCAGCAGATTGGCAAGAGTCTTTACCGCTTCATCTATGAGAAGGAACCGGTTTCTACCCATCCGATAGATATTAAGCGTGACTCTCAACCAAAGCTGAATTTTGGCTTATTCTCAGAATTGAATCCTGAGTTGAAAATAAATAAGCCAAAGAAGAGCTACACCTTGGATATGAACAAAAGTCTCTTGGTAGGCTTTGTCAAGGAAGATAATACAGATTATTTCCTAGATGGTGGTCAGACAAAGATTTACTATACCGGTAAGACCAAGTCTTTCCCATCGACTGTTGCGCTCAACAAGCTTTACTATTTCATGCCTTATATCAAGGGCAAGGGAGTCAAGGATTTGTATCTCATCCGCATAGCTCGCATAGGCTGTAAGGCAGAGATTCATCCAGAGTCAAATGATAAAGACCCACGCCTTGTGTTCGAACTGGAATATTTAGAGAGCTTGCCAAACTACATGATGCTGAAGCCTAATATCTTCAACACCTATAGAAACACAGTTCTAGGAAGAGTGATGGGGGAAATAGAATAATTCTATCCCCTATCCTTCTTCAAGGAGAGATATTAATATATTGATAAAATCTTAAAATCTTAAAAAGAATGAGCGAATACATTATTCACAACATTGGTTTAACTGTCGTCCCACAGTTTGATTTTGATGAAAACGAAGAGAAAGATAAGCCAGTATCCTTGTTTCCTAACTTTTACCTGGGCAAAATCATTGGGAAAAAGGGAAGCGAATTGAGTATAAATAGAACCAGACGTGGAGAAGGAGAAGAACATATTCCCAATTGTGTTCTAAGAAACGAAAATGGTATTGCCTTAATAAGAATCCATAATAAGGAAAATCTTACAATCTATGATTTGCCTGATAGTACTGAGAAAGAAGTACAGGATTGTATTGGTACTTCTCAGTATAGTTATCCATATGCTTATGTAATCGTAGATTATCGCAATGAGAGATGCCAAATTGCCATTGAAAAATCATCGGCATGGGACAGAAACACAAAAACCATTAGGAATGGTCTAGAGATTTTTTTTAATGATAAATTATATAGCAGCATGGGCATACATACTACGATAAAAGAAAAAACTATAAGAACTCAATTTGAAGATTTTATTGATTGTAGAACTATTGATTACGGAGATATAATTGAAGAGTTTACATTCAAATATGTAAATACTAAACATTGTCCTACGACAAGAATTCCAAAAGAGTTGACGGAGGAGATGGAAATGCGCTCAAAGATATTAGAAACATATGGAGCTCTAAGTGCCACCACAACTATGAAATTAGGTACAGGCACTAAAACTGATAAGCTGAAACAACTTTCTGCCGTAGTAGGTTATAGCAGCGATAATGCGTTTGATTTGGTTGTGAAATTTCGCAATTATGGCGAGTATACATGCAACGAAAATATCATAGCCAAATATCCGATGAATGATATAGTTATCAGCAATTATAAGGAATATAGGACTCCAGAAATTGAAACTAGCGATTTTGATTTGACCAAATGGCTGGATGAGGTGTTTTACAAAGTAAAAGAAAGAAAAGATGACAAAGAGATTCCAACAAAACCAAAGAGATAAACTGAAAGAACATTTCAAAAATCATATCTTTTACAGGCTATGTCGTGAAGTTCGTGATGTGTTTCTTCAGCAATACCCTGCAATCATAATCTCTACCGAGAATTTGTTTGTTGATGCAGCAAAAGAACTAGACATAATACTAAGTGATGGCGATATCGACGCAGATTATTGTAAAGATATGTGGACCAATTCTTTAACTATTTATCGAGAACAAGATAATACTCTTGCCGAAGTCGCAACAAGTCAAGCGGAGGTTGCTATGTTATTATATACCATTATGTTTGGTATTAATGCTGTCAACCATTCTCATTATAGAGGAAAACTACAAAGGACTCTGCATGAAAGTATTCATAAAATGTGGAAATGTAATAACCAGCCAGCCTGTATTGCAATAGAAATCAAGTTGAAGGAGTCGGTAAATCAATATACAGAGGAGATGATGGGATGGATGAAAGAGTATTTCGTTTCGCAATCAAATCTAACAGAAGAAATTAATGAAACTCTATCGCCTAAGAAAAATAATCACCCAAAGAAGAATTGTAAAAGTTCAGAAGAGTATCCTACGTTCCTTTATAATTGTAAGAATCAAGAAACAAGAGTGAAACGGATAAATCTTGTTATGAGAAAAATGCAAGAGTGGGAATGGATAGAAGAGCCAAGATATGCTGAAGACTTCGAACATTTGTTTGATGGAGAAAACAGAAATTGTAACATTAGATGGATAGGGAAACCTTTGGTCATTCTAACCGAATTAACTAAGCGTCTTCTCAAGCAATCTTATATGGATGAGCAGAAAGGCGTTTCGGCCTCATCTATCGTTCAAAAACAATTTGGGAAAAACCGTAGTAGCAATACCGACAGATTGGATGAGAATGCAGAGAAGCAAATCAACACTATTTTATATATTTTAGATTACAAAAAAGAGCTACCACTTTCGCCCCAAGAAAATGATGAAGATATTGACATTAGAGAGGCAGTCCTTCAAGATGTGTATAAAAAAGAGATGCGTATAAAAAAGAGTTGCATGTAAAAAAACTCTTCATCGAACATAAAAATGAATAAGGTTTCAATTTGTGTTACCATATCGATATTATTTTTATTTTTTTTATCCCGGAATTCTGTGTGCGTCATACGGAGTTCCGGGTTTGTTTTTTATGTTACCACTTTTTTGTTACCATTTTATAGTTTTTTGGTAACAAAATCAGCATTATTTACCCCATTGTCAGAAGCTGAACAATTCAGTTTTTGACCATCTTACGCTATGGGCTAAGCAGATGGCCTAACCGCCCAAATTCTGATAAGCTTATGGCACAGAATTTAAAATTCAATAATTTCTACCCAAACACAGAATTGGGTATCGATCTCAAGTTGATGACAAAGGAGCCAGGGCGCATGGCCGTTGGCGAGTATCTGGATGGAGCCATTACGCACGATGGAGAAGACCACTTCACCTTTGTGCAGAATGACCAGGAGAAGAAGCTACAGAAGGTGGTGCAGAGAAATCCGCACGTGTATGAAGGAAAGTACATCAACGTGAACCGAAAAAAAGACGGTACGCTCTACCCTACCTTCAACCGCCCGCAGTTCTCAGAACGCTTCACCATTCAGAACTTCTGCTCATCATTAGCGGCAAGAGTGATGACAGATAAACGGAGTTGAGGCTTTCTAGAGGAAATGGGGACTTCGGGGGTGCCGGTAACAGGATTATCCCTACCCTCATTTCCTTTTCAAAGCAGTCTCAAATCTCAGTCTCAGTTAGGATAAATGTCACAATCCAACTCCAAACCCGCTTCTTAAGCCTTTATAACTTATTGATTATTAATTAGTTATATATAATATATATAGGAAGCGAGACCATAAAAAAAACAACTGAGACTCTGAGACTGAGACTGCAAGCAAGAAAAAATGAACATGAAATTTGATTTAACTCTCTAAAAAGCAATGGATTATAATATTTTTAGCAACATCGCTCCGGCGATGCCAAAACCCAGCACGGGTACTGAATTTGTAAAATTTGCCATCTCTCAGGCATCAAAAGACATGCAGGAAGTGCTCATTCCGATGGCAATTCCGGCATTAGCAGCTCATCTCACAGACGTAAGATTCATGTATTCCGACAACAAATATTACGAAATGTGCGGGCAAATGGGCCATCTGATAGGTCCGTCGGGTATCGGAAAGGCACAGTTGGGTCATCTTGTAGAGGCCATCATGAGACCTTTTAGAAAGCATGATGAGACTGAGTTCAAGAAACTGGTTGACTGGCAGCGACAGATGAAAACCAAGGGCGCCAACAAGGAAAAACCGGAGC